AGTGATTGTTATAACATTTAAAACATAATATTTTTTGTGATTTTAGTTTTAAGATTCATTTAAAGTAAAACATTAAGTGTCATTTAATTGAATTAGATTGCATTTAATGTATTTGTTTAAGTGTTGTTTAATTGTATTAGATACCATTTAAATTGATTGTTTAAGTATGTATCAATTAGCATATTTTATCATTTTGGATTTGGCATTTTGCATTTAAAATTGAATCAAAATGGGTTTTCAATTGCGTGCAAAACGTGTAAAAATAGCATCAAAAATTTAGTTGCAAAATACAAGTAAACACCAAAAAAAATGCCAAAAATAGCCAAAAATCATGGTTTTTTGTGTTTTTTGTAAAAAAAAGTTGTAACAATATGTAACCGACCAGAAAACGCTCAAAAATGGTGTTTTTTAGCATGTTTTATTGCAAGGTTAAATTTGCATACAATATATAATATATTTAATATATACGAGCGCACGAAGCGCATAAATAACACAAACAAATAAAGGAATTAAACATGAATACAACAACATTGAATAGATATAAACTAAACACCACCATCATTGATGGTGTAATAAATATCCAATTAATACATGATGACATAATACAATTTGAATTGACATCAACACAACATCAACGGTTAAATGTTGAATTGTCATTGTCCGCGTGTGAATCATTTGCGGGTGATTTAGAAAGACAATTCCAAAATGAATATCAAAAAAAATTAATCATTAAACATTTGTATACATTTGGGATTCATGGTTTCATAAATCGTGACAATGGCGCATTGCCAATGATGCAAAAAACAACACACAATTTTGACATGATTAAAATGCTAAAAAATAAATTAGTTGATTTCAATCACCTTGAATGTAATTCAATGATTCGTGGTGACATACTCACAATGGGTGTTGGTGTACATGCACACAAAACGCGTGAATATGTGCCAATAGAACAATTTAAATCTGATTTTGTTGCATGGTCAAGATATTGTGTCCCAAATGATGATTATGCAAACAATAGATTTTGCATTGAGGATGCCAAAAAGATGATGAAAAATTCTATTTGTGAAAACATCACAAATGGTGAAAAGAAATTAATCTATTGCAACGGATATACACGATTTGCCAAATATTACCATGATAATCCAATTAATGATGAGACATTCAAAATGCCAATTGGTTTAGGTCAATTTATGAGCGCATATGATTGGATTAAATGTGAGCATTGCAACACATATTGTAAAGTTCAATTCATACCAAATGACAAATGCTCAAAATGTGCGCAAAATGATATCAAATATCATGTGCAATCATATTCATACAAACCAACACCACGATTTTTTAGAAAATCAACAAGCGGTGTGCGCGGGTATGTGTCACCACATATGCACAAAAATTCATATTTTGGAATTGAGATTGAAACAAGTGTAAAACGTGACCATCAAAAAGACATGAGTAAAATCATTTCAAAGGTGTGTGAAACTACCGAGTTTGGCGGACGTAATTTGTTTTATGCCAAAAATGATAGTTCATTGTCTTCAAATGGCGGTGTTGAATTTGTATCACATCCAATCACATACAATGCAATTAAAAATATTGATTGGGATAATATGTTTGCACAATTTAGAAATCAATTGCAATCATTCAATGACAATGATTGTGGCATCCATATTCATATGAGTAGAAATTTTATGAGTTCATTAACATTCTACAAATTTATGAAAATGATGTACAAAAATAAATCATTTACTGAATTTATTGCGCAACGTAATACACGAAGTTGGGCGCGTATTGATTTACGTCATTTAGATAATTTTGTAAATGCTACAATCAACAATCAAATTTGTGATTCATCAATATACACAAAATATGTTGGCGCTATGTTTGGCAATAGATATTCCGCATTAAACTTTAACAATTCCGCAACAATTGAATGTAGAATTTTTAAGGGCAATTTAAAATCAAATGAGATTTTGAAAAATGTTGAATTTCTTTTTTCATTAAAAGAATTTTGCCAACACAATGCAATTCAAGATTGTAAACTAAATAATTACATTGGGCATGTGAAAAGTAATTTTCAAGCATACCCAAACTTAAACCGCTTTTTTAACAAAAATAAAATCACGTTAAGTGATATAATGAAAGGACAAAAATAATATGTGTTTAGCCTTGATTCAAAAACCAAATGCAAAAAAACTAACTAATGAGCAATTAAAAACCGCATTCAATAACAATGATGATGGATGCGGGATTGCTTACGTAAACAACAATAAAATCATTGTAAAAAAATACATGGATGAAGATAGTTTGTTGAATGCTTACAATCACATACACAATGTGCATGGTAGCAAATCAAATATCATGATTCATTTTAGAATAGGCACACATGGCGCAAAAACTTTGTACAATGTGCATCCATTCATGGTAAATGAAAATCTTGTATTTTGTCACAATGGAATCATTAACCGCGTTGAAAATTGCAAGAAACGTAGTGATACACGTGTTTTCAATGATGATGTGTTGAAACATTTGCCAACAAGATTCATTCACAATAAATCAATCATTACAATGATGAGTGATTTTATTGGTCATTCAAAATTGATTTTCTTAAATAGTGATAATCAATTCAAGATTGTAAATGAAAATCTTGGACATTGGTCAAATGGTACATGGTTTTCAAATAGTTCATACAAGCCAAACACATATGATTTTGGCGGATATGGTTCACAATCCGCATGGCAATCATCATGCAATATTCAATGGACACAACCAAAGCCAAAAAAGATAGTGACAAAACAAACGCGCATTTTTACAAAATCATGTGAAAAATGTGAACAAGTGTGCGCAAAACAACACTACCATCACAAAACATCATCATGGGTGTGTGGTGTGTGCTTAAATGTTTTAAATCATCAAATGAAAGGAATATAATGAAAAAATGTGTACATATTTACAAGCGCATCAATGGCGGTGTTTCAATCCAAAATGATGTACAATTTCTCCAACAAAAAACCAATGAAAGGAAAAGAAAAAAAATGATTGATATCATATATGGTCTATGCATCTATACAATTTGTTTGTGTGTGTTTGTATGGTTTTTTCTCATGATGTATTAAGAGAAAATCATAAAAACAAAGAAAAAGCGCTTTTTTAAGCGCTTTTTTTTTACCTTGCAACAAATCACATTCACAAATTAAAAACCTATGCAAATGATACCAATTTGCGCCAAATAAGCATATTTTAAAATCAAACCATACACATGCAAAACAATATTTGCATGAAATACGCGCAAAATTTGCGGTTTTTAGATAGTTTTTACCAATTCCGCACATAATCACATGAAATCAAAAAAATGATTTCTAAAATGCGTGATTTTTGTAAAAATTTGATTTTCAAATGCGTGCAAAATGTGCAACGCTGAAAAATTTTTGATTTTTTGAAAATTGCTAATTTCAAAACCTGTAAGTGATTTAAATTTTGATTTTTTTAAAAAAAGTTACAGCAATTTGAAAATTGATTTTTTCAATTTTTGATTTTTTCAGCCCTGATAAATTTTCTGGCAAAAAATTTGAAAAACCTCCTGACGCTGTTATATTTTAAGCCTGGTGTAAATTTTTTTTATATTATAATCCAGGTGTAGCCTGGCGTTATATTTATTAACGAGCATTCACCTATATCTCCCATATCTTTATATTATTACAGGCATGTTAAATTATATTTAAAGTATTACTTTAAGTCTTTTATAATTTTATAATTACGTTATAATGTTTAAATTACGACATGGAACTAAATAAAGTATTTGTATACGGGACACTCAAAAAAGGATTTCACAATCATAGCGTTTTACAGGACGCTGAATATGTTGGAACGGCTAACAGCATAGAAAAATTTAACATGATAAATTTAGGTGGCTTCCCTGCTGTCTTATATAATTCTGATAATGGTTATAAAATATCTGGAGAAATATATCACATAAATGACCGCATTCTGGATAGATTAGATATTCTGGAAGGAGAAGGAACTTTTTATGAAAGAGTTTCGGACGATTTTTTTATGGTAAGTAATAAACCAACAAAAAATGGACAAAGAATCAAGTGCTGGATTTATATATTGAAAGATATGCCTTATAATTATGATTATAATAATGTTTATTTAAATACTAAAAACCTTTTGACATATGAGAGAATTTGAGATATTGGATAGAGGTTACCCTACCCCTTATAAGAAGTAGAGAACCCAATCCTTTTGACAAACGAGCCGAATCTGACGACTTGGATAACTATTTATAAATACTTACAACAGTCGGATAATTATTTTTTCATTAGTATTAATATATCAAGCCACTCAATTATCTTCGGTTTGTGGTGTGCTTATCTTGAAAATCCCCTTTTTGTAGCACTCTTATAATTCCAATTCCCAAAAAGATTTAAGCCAAACGAAATTGGATTGACAATTTATATTAATTGGTTATAATTTAGCAAGAACTTTTTATAATTATATTTATTTGAAAGAAATTGCTTGCATACATGCAAATTATTGTTTAATATATATTGTAAGTAATTGGATAGAGAAGTAATTTATAAACAAATCTTTTTCTGTCATGGGTTAAACACAGTTTATATTTTGCTTCTCTATTTATCAAAAAAAACAGGAGAACAAAACATGAGTATCAAAAAACAAAACAAGAAAATAACAATACCTATATCAGAATGTGATATACAGGACTTTGAGAAATTAATTCATAATAATTACGACCCTTTTACATGGACATTTGATGGTGTAGATGTAGAGTTTATAAAAGAAGAGATGGAAGATTATGAATAACAATGAATATTATAGAAGGTTACAACAAGGTATAGATAGGCTTGAAAATTTTGACATTGAAGATAGAGCGATATGGGGAAGTTTATCTTATGGGGACGCAGTAACAAGGTGGTCAAACCACATACATACAATAGTAACGCATAACATGAATAAAGAAAAAGTCATTAGAGAATCCGAAATCAAAGAGGTTTATTCTGTTGGTTCTTTCTTTAATAAAGTATATTAATCAAGGAGAAATACATGAATAACGATAAGAGAGTAAAGATAATTGGTAAGTTAATTACTAAATGTGATAACCTAATGAGGCAAAGAGACGATTTAGAAAAGTATCTTATGAAAGATATGCCTTTACAGTATTGGGATAAATATGATGACATATTAGCACAAGATTCTTATGATAACCTTTTAAAAGAAATAGAAGAACTGAAAGAAGAAATTGATATGTTAGCCACAGATTATGATAACAATTCAAAAGGTAGCCCATTTTCAAGGCAAAACATATTCAAATTAGTTAATGATATGAATTATATCTATAAAAAAACTAATGGAGGTTCTGATGAGCATTAATTGGGTTATATATCATAGAAACAATAGAATGTTAGAACTTACAAATCATATTGACAATGATGGTGATTTAGATGCTAATTATGCTTTATTAAGGAATGTTGCTCTAACAGGTCATATGGTTGATGGTAAGTTTGTAAGTGGTAACAAACAAAGGTTTGGTTGGCTAAAAGAATGTGCTATAAAAGGTTGTCCGATATGTAATGGTATTTTTGAGGATGCAAAAAACGATAATTTTAACATCAAAGAATTTTACATGAAAAAAGTTGTTAAAATAGTAAAAAAAGATGGTTTAGTTACAGAAAAGAAAGTTGCTAAAACTAAATGGGATAAACTTGCAAAGGCGGTTACAGATAGAAAGTTAAAAAAACCAAATAAAAGTAACAAAGAACAAGACCATCCATTAATGGAACTTATAATTAAAAAGTTTGATGGGAGAATAATTGAATAAGGGGTGCGCTTATATCGTAAGGTTTAAGCAAGGCTTCCTTTCATGTGCCTTTTTGATGCGCCCCTTATACTTTAAAATAAAAGGAGTTTATAATGAATTATAAACCAATAAAGCAGTTAATACTTAATAGTGGTTACACTAATAAACATATAGCAAAAGTATTAGGTGTTCATTCTACCGAGGTAAGTCAATGGATTTCTGGAAGAAGAGATGTACCAAGGCTTAAAAGAGCAAAGTTAGCAAGACTTTTAAAATGTAGAATAATTGATTTTAATCTTACTAAAAGGAACAAATAATGAAAGATTTAATGAATTATTTTAACAAGAATAAAAGCAAGTGGATGGAAGAATTAGTTTCTAAATGGAAAACTAATCAATGGACAGATTGTTCTTTTGATGAATATGCCTCTTTTAAAGTATGGTCATACACTTATGGTGAAGACTATTTCAAGGCAATGTTAGAATATTGTGAGAGCAATGGAGAGAAAACTATGTCATTAGAATCAATCAAACAAGATGCTTGGAATATTTATTTATTACAATTAGGGTTTGATAGAAAACCATTTGGTGAAAAACTAAATGAATTATTACAAAACAACAAAGAAAAGGAAGGACAAGAATGGCTGAAAAATTAACAATAGAAAAACAGTTATTAGAGAGATACGATTTTTTAAAAGAGGGTGATTTTTATCCCGAAAAACATAGCGGTCAAATGCTTATAAAGCATAACGCATGTGAAAGGATAGCAAGTCATGAGGGTATTAAATATTCAGAACCAAGGTTTCTAAAAGTAGATAGAGACCATTCAGTTTTATATTGTGCTGGTACGTTAGGTGAAAAAATGGAATGGACAATAGGTGAGGCAGATTTAAAATCAAATTGTTTCAACAAGTACGTTCATTCTATGGCTGAAAAACGATGTAAAGGCAGACTTATATTAAAACTTATTGGTGTTTATGGTGACATCTATACAAGTGAGGAAACCTTTGTAGATGACTTTGAAAGACCAACAAGAAATGCGAAAATGGCATCTAATAAACAAAAGTCTCTTTTATCAAAATTATATGATGAAACAGGTGAGGTGCAAATGAGCGATGAAGATTGGGAAAATCTTACAATGCAAGACGCATCAAAACTCATAGATTTATTAAACGAACAAAAAGCAAATCAAAAAGGAGAATAAATGTCAGATTATATTAATTATGGCAAAAGTGGTATTTTTGCAAATGAAGATGCTACCGAAGAAAATAAACAACCTCATTTTAGAGGTAGAATAGAAATAACAGAAGATATACCTAAAGGAACTATTTTAAGGATTGCTGGATGGCAAAACAAACAAGGCACCATTCTTAAAAGTATTGGTTTATCTTTATCTTCAAAAGTAGGCGAAACATCAGATAACACTTATAAGAAACAAACAGAAGGAACTTCTTATAAAGTAGATAAAGACGATAACATACCATTTTAATGGATTTTGAAATCTTAATACGAGAAAAAGGTGGAGAGCCGAAGTGGGTTTCTGCTTCAAAGGTTTTTCGGGTTTCGGGGACGCGAAAGCCTTATTCCCCCTCTTCACCTAATCTCAAAACAGAATTTGAAGAATGGTATAATCTTTATAATAAGAAGACAACAAAAAAGCAAGCGATTAATTATTGGTACAAAAACATAAAAAAAGATATGATTCCAAAGATAATGGAACATACAAAACTTTATATTGAGGGTAGAGATAAGGTTTACAGAAAAGACCCAATAAGATATTTAAGAGACAAGGTATGGGAAGATGAAATTATCAAAAAAGATGAAAGAATTGATATCAAAGATTATAAACACGATACAACAGGGATGCCTATGGGTAAATGTGAAACTTGTGATAAGAAAGATACTTATCGTAATCAATGGGAACTTTATCAAGGCAGTCGTTGTTGTGGCGCAAAGGTACTACCATTTAATTAAGAGGATATATGAAAGATATAAAAAATAATCCTAGTGTACAATTGTTAATTGCAAAAGAGAAGATAAAGATTGCTAAAATGGGTTTAAAAGCCATTATAGAACAATCTGCTGACATATCTTCTAATAGACAAATTGCAGAAAAAACTATTGAACATATGGACAATTTGAACGACACTATATAAAATAACTTAAAGGGCAGGATTGGGTTATATCCGCACACTCACTTTATATCCCTCCTCCGTATAGCACCTGCCCTTACAATTTGGAGTTTGTATGACTAAAAAATGTCCTATGTGTAAAAAACATAAAGATAAATCTGCATGGAGTAAAGGTGGTTACAGAAATATTACTTATTGTAAACCATGTATGTCCATACACAATAAAAGAAAAAGAGATAAACAGCATGATATTATAATGAAACACACTAATAATGGAAAATGTTGGTGGTTATATCAAAGCATTAATGCAGGAAGGCATTTTAGAAAAAGTGAAAATTAAAACAGAACTACGCATTGTCTGGATAACCAGCGATGGGTCAAAATTTTTAACAAAAGAAAAAGCAGAATTACATCAAAAAGAAGTTTTAAATAAAGTTGATGATTTAGTTATAGACCATGAATCACAACAAGAGAAAGAGGTTATAAGAAAATGGCGACAAACAAAAGCAAAGCAAAGGGCAATAGATTTGAAAGAGAAATTGTGGAAGCAATAAGTTTACACGAAATTTCAGCATTAAGGGCTTGGGGAAGTAATGGACAAGCAATAGGTCAGCATCCAGAAGTTGATATTCTTATTAATGACGAGATTAAAGTACAGGCAAAAGTAAGAAAGAAACTACCTTCTTATATAATACCGTCTGAACATGTTGATATACAAATTATAAAAGAGGATAGAGGCAAAATGTACGTTGTACAAGAACTAAATGATTGGATTTTAGGCATTAAAGAAGACTTAAAGTAAAACTTTAAATGGAGGTCAATGATGAATTGGTTTAACTTATTTATTTATGGAGGCATGTTTTTATTAGGCGCTTCCTTTTGGTATTTCTTTGTTTATTATATCATGGATTGGTTAGGTTTGTGGTAAATAGTAAAGATTATATTAAATATATAAAAACACATTTTTGCCTTATTTGTGCATCCAGCCCCGTAGACCCAGACCATTTAGAAACAATTGGTATGGGTGGTAACAGAAAGTCTAAAACAATAAAAGATTTTTCTTGCGTACCTTTATGTCGCCAGCATCATACTGAAAGACATAGAATAGGTACTAAACAATTTGAGGCTAAATATAATATTAATTTATTTAAAGAGGCTTTTTATTTATTAAGAAAGTATTTTACTAACTGAAAGGAAAACATGATAGCAGTCAATATAAAAGAAAGTATTATAACTCATTGTAAAGACCAAATAAGTAAGTACAATTTTGGTAATAGAAAAACATTTAACGGAACTAAAGCACAGCAGTTTATTGGTATAGTTGGTCAATGTGTTGTTTTGGACCTTTTTAATTTACCTTTAATAGATGGTACAACAGGTTTTGATGGTGGAGAAGACTTAAATTTTTTAGATTTAAAAATAGATGTAAAAACTATGATAAGAAAAACAAACGTAAAACCTAATTATGTAACAAATTTTGTACCACAACAAAAAGAATATGATACAGATGCTTATATATTAACATCTTGTAATACAGAAACAAAAACGATAACTATTGTTGGCTGGATGGATAAAGTAAATTTTATAAATAAATCTCTTTTATATTATAAAGGCGAAAAAAGATATAGGGACGATAACACACACTTTGTTTTAAAAAATGATTTATATGAAATAAAAAACAATTTATTATATGACGTTTTTAACATAGATGAATTAAAAAGAAACTTATATATTTATAAATCAATAAAGGCATTTAAATGAAGTTTATAGGTAATGTTAAAAATGGAAAATTAACTTTATATGATATTGAGGGTTTTAAGAGGTATTTATATAATTTTGATGGAGATGTAGAACTTAATATTAATTCTTCTCAAAAAAGGCATTCTCCGCAACAAAATGCCTATTATAGAGTTATATGTCGCAAGTTAGCCAAAGAATTAGGTTATTCTGAAAGAGAAATGCACAAAACATTACAGCATCATTTTGATATGCCAAGTACAAAAGAATTATCTTCTGAAGAGTTTACTGAATACATAGACAATATAATACGTTGGGCATCTACTGAAATGGGTATAGTCTTACCAGACCCTACCACACCTCACGGATAGTTAAATCAAAATTGTAGACATTTGGCGCTACTTGTTCAAAACTTATTTCGTTATCTTTAAATTCACACAAGAATATTTCATCATTATCCTCTATGTCTGGCTGAAATAAAAATGGTAGTTTACCACCCATAGTTCCATTTATAACTCTACTAAAAAAGTTTTGGTTTATACCAATAAAACCATCACCTGTTGTAGACCATTCCATATGTACTTTTGATTCTCTATGATAATTATCATTAAATAAACCGCTATTGTTCATACCAACAGGATTTCCAATACCATCATTTACATTATCTATTCTATCGTGCATATATGAGAATTTTAAATTCCATACCCTTCTTCCTTGATTGCCACCTAAACCATCATAGTCTTGTGATGCGCCACTTGAATGGTGATGCCATGCTGTTGCATCGTCAATAGTAAAGCCTTCATTTATAACATTATCAGCATCATAGTTTCTGTTTAAAAATTGCCAACCTGCAGGACCGCTATAATCAATATTCGTTAAATTTTGACCGCCTAAACCTGTTTTTGTGCTTATACCATCAAATTCCCATGTCATTTCTATTTCTAAATCAGGTGCGTGTTCTAAAACATATGTCCATCCAGCACTAAAAGCATTTAAGTGAGGCACTCTTTTATAGTCTGCATTATTACTTACAAATGTTGCTTCTCCATCATATTGATAAATTCTCAATCCCAATGTATTATATTGCCCTAAATTAGTGCCATCTAAAGCATTAAATACTTGTCTAAATGTATCGTCAGATTTATTGTTGTCATTAAACCTTATAACATTCCAACCTATATCTGTAGAAGTAAATTGAAGATAGTCGTCATCAAAATCTCTTTGGTCGTTTATAATCCAATCTCCTCCTGCCTGTTCACACTCTTCTTGTGTAAGTATATTAGAATCTAAACTACAATAATAAGTTTCTTCTGTATCTCCATCCCCATTGTCTGTACCTCCACCACCAAAATCATCTGTGGTTATAAAACGAAAAAATTCAAATCTTCCGTCATTAAAATCAGCACTACCATAATAATGACTATCATCAGTTGGGTCATCCAAAACATCTTGCAAATTTAATCGTGGAACTGAATCTTCTGTTATTCCTGTAGAAACGCTTCTACATATAAAAGGCTCTACTTTACATTGTGACGGACCAAAGTTGTGTCCTAAAAAAGCAAAATAATTTATTGTGCCTAAAGGATAATATTGTTCATATCTCATATACATATCGGTTTGCCAATACTCATTAGCAAATGTATAATCATAATCTTGACCATTATAATTATATGAATCGGTAAAATCAATAGTTGTGTTAGCGCCTGGATGTTGCCATCCTTCTGTACCATCAGTTTTCCATAACCTTGTTCCATTATTGTGAAACATTTCAGAAGCAGGAATCCAAGGTATGCCATTATCGGGTATTACTCTTGCTTGTGTTTCGTATATACCACCTTTTGCTCTTACTAAATTATTTACGTCTATATAAAATCTTGGTTTTGCACATCTATTGTAACCCATTAATATCCACCTCCTGTTCCTCCACCAGAACCTCCTGTATTTACGCTTATTTGTGGTCTTGGTATTGCGCCTTGTTTTGCTGTTTTAGGTTGTGAAAACATTTTTTGTCTTGTACTTTTTTGTCTTCGCACCTTTCTTTTACCAACATAACCATCCACATTAAATCCTGATTCTTCTAAAAATTTTTGTCTTATTTCTTCTGTGTTATCTAATTTAACTTCTTCTATTGTTATTTTCTTAATAAATGTATCATTTGTAGTTTCTGATATTTTTTTGTTTGAATTTGCTATTGTTGTAACACCGCCTGCATTACTTATCTTATCAGTTGTTTGATAAATTGTTCCTTTTATAAAATTGCTATCATCTGTTGTAGTATGTGGTTTTATAGTAAACGCTTTTTTGTCCCAAGTAGCAATAGTGGCTTGTATTATATTTAAATCTCCATCATAATTAAAAATTACACTACCATCATCTATATTACCATCACCATTAATAGATGCCATTATTATTATATTATCATTTGAAGAGTAAAGCCAATTATCAGGCGGATTTAAATTTATTTTACCTGTACATTCGTATTGAATTTGAATACCTGCAATATCTCCGTCATTAAAAATAATTACCTCACCATTTGAATATTGTAAAGATACTTTATTAGCATGATTTTTGTCTTCAAACATATTAAACTTCCTCTTCTGTTACATAATAATTGTCTGGTATCAAACTTCCTTGACCTAAAGGTGCTTCAAGAATGTGGCTTATTAATATTATGACATCTTGTATATTTACTATACCATCATCATTTATATCAGCGTGAAAAAAAGCGTCATCTGTCATATTAACCAAAATAGCATTTATCATTCCTACAACATCAAGAATATTGCACACTCCATCTCCATTTACATCACCATCACCTTGACCGCCCTCTATAATAGGAGGAACAAAAGGCATACCTTCTTGAACAATATCAAGAGCAATACCATTTGTTGGACCTTGATTTGGTGTGTCTGGGTTTAAAGATGCTTCAAAAAATAAATGCGCACTTCTAACACCTGCATAGTCATCACTTTCGTATTCACCTAAATTATAATATTCTGTTTCATAATTACCGCTATTTACAAGAACAGTACCTTGTTCGCCAACTTCATCATATATATCTCTATTAAAAACAACAACCTCTATATATTGATATGTTATATCACCATCTGGATAACTAATTGTTTCTGGTTCTGTAATATAATGTATAAAACACCAATCAGGTGGGAAACCATTACCTAAATTACTACCACCATTTAAGTAACTTCCACCATCTGCCATTCTTAAATTGTCAGTAAAAGCATCTTCATTATCTCCAGAACCTAAACCACTCCAAGCATTCCTTAAATCAAAAAATTGATTGTCTGCACATTGTATAGTTAATATATCAAACAAACTATCATCACCACCAACATTATTTTTTATGTCTACTCTTTGTATTAAATCGTTATTATTTTGAACGATACTTGTTTCTCCTAAAGAATATAATTCATTTATAGTGTTGTCTATTAATTCTTGATTATTAACAAAGTAAAATGTTACATTGTTAGCAAATAAGTGACTATCAGGTTCTTGAGAAACATTAAAAACAAAATCTTGTGTTGAGCCTTCAAAATTAACAATTATATTTCCTGTTTTTGTTTCTTCATCTGTATTAGTAGTGTTACTTCTATAACTTATTGAATGAAAACCTGTTGTAGGGTCAGAAACTAATTGATGTTCCTCAATAAAATCTATTGATGATATATCTATATTACTTATTTCTGCAAAAGCATTGTAAAAATATATGGTATGTATTTCTCCTTCATATTCTCCAAAATATAATGCAGAAGGTGTAAATTCAACATTTGTTAATGGGTCATCTTGCCCATAAAGCGCAGGCTCTTTATTTGAATTATATGTATTATCGCTATCTATATTCATAGAATGACCATCCAAACCCCAATCAAGTCTATGTAGTTGGGTCAAAGTTACTTTTATATTATTAACACTTTTATCAGTTTTTGTTACTATAAAGTAAGGATATATTACTTGACCATTTTTGACATATCTTTTTGTGTAATCAAAATTAAATGCTGTTTGATTTTTAATAAGTTTGTCAAAATTTACTATATCTCCAACCTCTAAACCTGCATATCTTAAAGGTAAGTCTAAATCTACCATTAAATGCTGATTACAATTCCATAAAATTAAATACTTTTGTAATTCACTTGCGCTTATAAAATCTCTGATAGTTTCACATTCTACTTCTAATTTTGTTTCTGTGTTTTTCAAGTTATAGTAATCTAAACTGTAAATTTTATTTTCATCATTTAATTCACTTAATGCACTTGTGTTTAAATTGTTGTACATTTGATAACTAAATTCATCATAGTTAAATATTTCACCTTGATAACCATTAAAAAAGGTGCTTCTTTGTAATATTCCGTCAATAAATATACTGTATAAATCTTCACCTGTGTCAGGGTCTGTGTAAAAACCTGAAGTGTTTTCAAAAATGTTGCCAGCATATTTCTTATTAAAGTTAATCTTAACTTGATTTTTGATATCACTTAATTTTGTGTTGCTAAATTTATACTTTACAACATCATCTGAAAGGATTGTTAAATCTACATCCTCATCACTATAATGCTCTTTCATAGAATCTATAGTAATAGTTCCGCCTGTATTATTTTTAAGATAGATTTTTGATTCTTTTGTTATATTTTCTAAAATCTTTTTTGTTGGTGTTTTTTGATTTATTGAAAAAGCGGTATTTATTTTAATGTTCTGTTGTGATGCGTTTTGAAAAGCATCATCATCTATTATAATCTTTTTGCCAAATTTTAATTCATCTGATAATATATGGTAAATAATTTCATTAGGTTTATGTACAGCAGTATTTGATAAAGGACCATTTATTTCTGTATAACCTCTTCTTCCTCTAACTTTTGCAAAAAAATCAGATTCCAAGAAATCTTCTTTCATATATATTCTATCTGCATAAACATCATATATTTCTAATTCATTATATGCGTGGTATACTAACTCATTTGTAGGGTTATTATTTATGTTAGAACTCCAACCTAAATTAAATAGTTGCGGTGGCAACATCATTAAAGTTGTGTCTGTAGAATCAGCATAAGAATAAGTTCTTGGTTTGTAAGATAGTCCATCATTTATAATACTTCCAACACCAGCATCGCCTGACCTTAAATCATGTTCTGCTAAATCTTTTGACCGTTTATTATAAACAGGTGACCACCATGGCATATACGGATAATCTGTATTTTTCCAACTATGCGCTGTCCACCAATCATATATATGTCTGGCATTGCTTTCATAAGGCTTTCTGTTTTGTAGATAAAAATTATCACTATTAAATTCGTAATTATTATTGTTTCTATTTATATCATCACTATTTATATTCCATGTATCAAATAAAACTTGTCCAGATTCTGTGACAGGAGAATTTAAAAGTCCACCCATATTTTGACTTGTTCCTAAACCCTCATTAACGCTTGCGTCTCCATAATTATCTACATATCCTCTATATCTAACAGGAAAATGTCTTGTTGCACAAACTATCGGCACTCCAAATTGTTCTAACGCTGGATAAAATTGGGGTATTGTTCCATCAAAATCTGCTGTTTGAGGCATTTGGAATGTTCCTGCTAACCAATACATTCCTGTTGTAGCCGCACCAAAAGGGTATGAAAACATACTTGCATTATTTCCATCTGGCGGGGTCCAAGCAGATAGTAAATCTAATTCCGATTCAGCAACACCATTTGTCCTAATAGTTGCTTTATACTGACTTACTTTCAATCTACTTTTAAAATGTAAAGCAAAAAAGTGTCTATATGAGTTTATACTGCTCGCTTTACTTAAAAATTGACACCTCATACCTCTAAAAGTTTCTATGGCATCATTACCGTTAGGGTAATTTTGTGTTGGTGACATGTCTGTAAAAGTTGTCCAGAATCTAAATTTTAAAAATGCGTTTCTATTTCTATAATCACCCTTATTGAAAAATTCGTTAGCATTCTGTAAATCACAATTATTAACCCAATACACACCCGAATCTTCATCACCCGTAATATTAGTAACATTACCAAGCAAATCATCGTCTTGCTGACCACTATTTGCGTAACTAATATCAAATCCATTAGGCACATTATCGCCTTCTTCATGGTTATTCATTGTTATACCATCAAACGTGTCTTTAAATTGTACCACTACAGCATTATTTTTGATAGGATTTACTCTTCTTGGATTTTCACCCACAAAACTGTATGCTCTAATTCCATTAGGTGTCCCATATGTATATTGGTCTGTAAAATGATATCTCCAACTATAACCATTTTGAATGTCTGTATAATCATAAGCATTAGGGTCGCCCCAAAACCAAAAATGATTTCTTCTTAAAATTGTACATAAATTTTGACCATCTGCTACATACATTTGAGATTTATCTGTGTCATAACAAACATCAATTGTATTACTTGGTTGTGCTTGAGGCATATCTGTGTCTATAAACCCTTCACAGTTAGCGTTAGGATTATCAAAAACTATATGCTTGTATTCTTGTTGGCTATCTAAATCAATTTTAGATAAAGAAGCATGTGCGCCATCTACTTCACCATAAACCATTGGATAAGGTTTTTGTTTGTATTTATCTGGCAAAACTTCTTGGTAAGGTATATCGTTAGTAGGTAGTTCTATGTCATTATATATATTTGAAACATGATTGCATGCTAATGTCATACTATCTTTATTTTGTTTTATTTCAGATATTCCACCTACAAAAACTAAAGCGCATTGTGTTATATTATTGCAACCTTCTGCTCTATAATATACAGCGACTGCGGAGTTGTAACATTTTTCAATACCTTCTAATTTTTTATAACCATTTCTTTGTGTGTATAGACCAAGTGATAAATTTGATACTTTTGACAATTTAGTTTTCATATCCAAAGAGTTTCTTACTTTGGGATGTTTTGTAAGTAAAGCGTCAAAACTATATGTTTTAGTTGAAGGACCATATCTAATTGACATATCTTTGGAAGAATACTTGTGTATGGCTTTCATGTAGTTTTCTTTTGAGCCATATTTATCTACTAAAAATTGTGCAATCGGAGTGTTTGATGTTTCAGATGTTGATATTATAAAATTATATACATCTTGGTATTCTTCTGGTTTTACATCTGGAAATATGTTGATAAAAGAAGATACACTTGTAATATTTGTTTCTAAATTTAATTTAAATTTATTGTGTAATTCTATCATTATGCAAAAGTATCTGATATTGTACCATCAGATAACACCCTTATCCTTTCCTCTAATTTAGGTATAAATTCATCAGCAACAAAGTCATCACTTAATACATTTCCTGTCATGTGTATATTTATATTATTACCAATACTTCCTCTTCTGTTCATACGATTCAATTGTTCTAAACCGATAGCCTCTGTTGCTTGTCTGTTCATAACAAACTCACCTCTTTCAGCCTCTATTAATGTTCCTCCAGCAGAATGAGGCAATCCACCAACTAAACCACCAACTTGAAATTTAGGAGGTTTTTGTGATAAAACCATACCTGCTTGAGCCGCGCCCATAGCACCTATAATTGCAGTAAAAGGCATACCACCTGTAAGAGGAAATGCTTTGACAGCGCTCATAATAGCCTCACCTGTATTCATTGCTATACCTGCTAATTTAGACAATTGTTCAAAACGGAATAGTTTTAATTGCTCTTTAGCAAATTTCTTTCTAACATCATCTTCCATTTTTTGTTTTCTTTTGTCAGATGCTGCTCTATAAGCGTGTGAGTTTTTTAGTGCTTCTAACTCATTATTTATGTCTTGTTGTAAACTTTCTTTACGAGCAGACATAAACATTGAAAAAGTTTCTTGAGCCATTTGTAAAGCCTCACCTCTTACTGCTGCTTTTTGTTCTTCATTATCTTTTTCAAATTCTGCATACTCTAACTCAAGTTCTTTCATTTTTTGTAGTTTTTCTACTTTTGCAGCAACCTCGCTATCATCTAACGCGTCTATTTCTGCCTGTAAAGTCTTTCTGTCTGCCATATTCTGGTTAGCAAAATCTTGAAAAGCCTTTTTTGAATTTTCTAAAAAGTTACCGAAAGCACTATCTGTGCCTGATGCAAACATAGGTAAACCTGCCATTAGGTCGCCACCAAATTGCTGTTCTGGTGTTGCTTGTGGGTTTCTTATGTCTTTTAAATCTTGTTCTAATACATCTACTTGTTTTAAAAGTTCTTGATTTCTTAATTCTTCAGTTTGTTGCTCAATTAAATCTAATAATTCTGCTTGGTCTTCTATTTGTTGTGCGCTCAAACTGTTTGCAGTATGTTGCATTTCTATTCTAAATTTTTCACCTGCACTTAATTCTTCACCAAAAAACAACTGTTCTTCTAATATTGTTGATTGCGCTTGTAAAGAAAGCATATTTTTACCATATTGGATTTGTTCTTTTTCTAAATTTGCAAGCCTTCTGTCTGCTTCAGTTTTAGCATCTTGTTCTGCTTTAACTCTATCAGTAACAGCCTGTTCTACTTTCTTAAGTTTTTCTTCCTCATCTATAATTTGTTGTATTTTTTCAGCGCTTAAATCTAAATTTTGTCTTTCTAATTCTTTTCTTCTTAATTCTATTCTTATATTGTCTTCTAATTGCTTGCCAGATAAATTTTGATTCATTAATTGTTTCATTATTTCAAAAGTTATCTCTTTATTTGCAGACATTTGTGCATCCAACCCTTCAGCGCCAGATTCTTTTCTGTCTGCTTCTGCTTGGTCTTTAGCCTTTAAATCTGCTTGTTCTTGTAATTTTTTATTTAAATTATCTTGCTCTGCTGCTTTTTCTCTTAATTGTTGAATCTCTAATATATTTAATTTATTTGTGCCTGCCGCTAAATTTGCTTGCAATTCAGCATCAAATTTTTGCAATTCTGATAACTTGCCACCTGCTGCTAATTGTGCTTTTAATAGAAGTATTGTTTTTTCGGCTTTTTTGATGTCATTTGCAGCATCTTTTGACCTTTTTAACTCATCATATTCATTACCTAATTTATTTATTGTATTAATCTGTTCTTTATCTAAAGCAACACCTTTGTTTTGTAAAGTTATTATAGTTTTTTCTGCAGTTGATAAATCACCAAACAAGTTTATTTGATTTTGTAATGCTAAAGTTGCATTTTGTATTTGTTTGTCATCTAAAGCAGCAATTAAATTGTGTATGCTTTGTTCTACATCTGAATTTTCTATTTTTAAATTTTCTAAAGTTAAACCAAATCTTGTCATGGCTTGATTAGCGGCATCAAACCCTTGGACACTTTCATTATTTAGTAGTTTTGCATTTCTTTTAACTTCTTGGTCTAACTTTTGTAATTCTTTATCAAGTTTAACTTGTGCTTTTGAAAAAGCCTCTGTACTTCCAACAGCAGTATCATATGTTTTTTGCCATTGTTGTAGTGTTGCTAAATTTTCTTTTTGTTTTTCATCTAAAGGTCCAATAACGTTTTCTAATGATTCAATTGCTCTTTTATAAATATTTGTAGTTTCGCCAGCCCGACTTAATTCAGCCAAAACCGCCATTGTTTGTGGACTAACACCTATTATAGCGTCCACTTCTGTTGTTATGTAGCCGTCTACTTTTTTCTGTAATTCATCTAAAGCATTTTTATATCTATCTAATTCTAAAGCGCCATCATCTGTAATTTTTGTAAAATCTTCTATATTCTTTTTTACTTCTGCTAATGTTGCTTTTTTTGCTGCTTCTTCTACTTTTTTGATAGATTCTTCTAATTTTTTTGCTCTATCTATTGCATCTTCTGTTTCTTTTTCTGGGAATATTGATTGATACAGCATAAAAGCAGCCTCTAAAGCAAAAAATGCAACACCTAATCCTTTAAGAGATAAACCTGCTAATCTTGCTGTTTGACGAACCCTAACAAGTATTCTCATAAAACCAAACATAGTCATTCTTGCTATAACAAGATTTTTAGTTAATTGTACTAATACTGCTGTAAATATTAGTAAACCTGTTGGTCTTTCTAAAACTTTTAATATTAAAGTGGCTACCTCTGCAAAGGCTTTAATAACAGGCATTAAAAACTGACCTATTACGATTGCTGTTTCTTCAAATTGAGCAGCCAATCCCTGCATTACATTAGCATAAGAATCTGCTGTCCTTTCTGCATCTCCCATTGCATCTGTAGAATCTTTTTGTATAATTGCTAATCTTGCTAAAATCTTTTGTTGGTCTGTAAGATTTTCTCCTGCTTTTATAATACCTTTATCTAAAGCAACTTGTTTCATTCTTGCTTCTGATATAACAATACCAAATTTTCTTACAGTTTCGTGATTTCCTACGAGAGCAGAATTGAAATCTCTCATAGCATGTTCTGCTGTTGTGTTATTGAATGAAGCAACGTCTACAGCAGTTTGTACTATTTCTTTTGATAATTCTGCGGCTTCAGTACGCATCATTCCCATAGGAACAAGTATATCTTGTACTGCTGCGGCAAATCCTAATAATTGAAATTTAGAACGATTTACAGTATCACCAAAGCCATCAGCCCATGATGTCATACTGTCAAAAGAAGAACCAAACACAACTTCCGCTTTACTTGTTTGTTCTGCGGCATCTCCAGCCATGTTTGCTATTCTTAATATTGATGCAGAAAATAAACCAGCACCAAAAGAGGCAAGTAACATTTGTGAACGTAATACAGAAAACGTAGCACCTGTAGTTCCTGCTGTTTTAGCAGTATTTCTTAAACTTCTTTGTGTATCTAATAATGAACCTACAAGTCTTTTTTGCGCTACTGTTAAGTTGCCTGTACCTTTTGTAAGCATAGCGTTAGCAGCAGCCAACTCTTGTACTTGTCTATTTAAAGAGGCAACTGCCCTTGTAACACCTTTATTGCCTTTAGCAACGAACTCTATACTAATTTTATTTGCCATTTTTCGCCTTCGCCTTTGCTTTATCTAACATTATACTTTCTTTTTTGGCAAAAGCATTTTTAATCGTAAAAAATGCCTTAACCCATTTATATGGTTGCTCACCAAAAGGACCTGCATATGGTGCAACATTATTATCTTTACAATAAGTATATCTTTCCACTAAACGATTAATTTCTTTTGTATAAAAAAGATTGGGGCAAGTAAAATATGGTAATTGCGCTATTAAAGATTTATCTTCATCGAAGTCACCATCTGCTTCTTTAATTTCTTGTTGAAGCAAATCAATTATGCCCCACACATCTTCTAAACTATTGAACTCAACAGTTTTATGCTCACCATCTATTTTAATAGGTGGTTTTGCTTTGTAAGGAAAGTGGTGGTAGGAACACCCTCCACACCCATCAGCCAATATTGCTATTTTGAGTTGGAGGGTTTGTCTTCCCCCTGATTCATAAACTCTTTTTGCATTATTGAAAAGATTTCAACTTTTTCACCAAAAGTTAGTTTTTTTAAAAATGTGTCTGATGTATCTCCTGCTAATCCAAGTCTCATCCATTTAGTCATGGTTGAGTGCATCATTTCTACTTTTATTGGATTACCATCTTTATCCATCTCCCATTTTACCGCGTCCATCATTTCATCTTGCTCATCTATAGAAACATCTTTAAGTTTTATTTTTCTACCTGATTTGAGTTTAAATTCCATTATTTATTCCTTATTTATTATTCACTTAAGTCTATTAACACAACTTCGTCTGTACCATCATCAACTGATTCAATAGAGCAATCTAACATCATTATATCACCCTCTGAAAATGCTACATTAGTTAATACACCATTATCTATTTCAATACCATACTTACCATCATTAACGACAACAAAAGCCTCGCCAGCAATAGCAGCAGTTTGGGTATCAAAAGTATTTGGTAAAATTTTTGTTTCACCATCATACTTAATTTGTGTATCTACAGTTACAGCACATTTAGCGCCTCTTGCAACTGCTTGATAACCTGTAGTGCTAAATCCTGTAAAAACTGCAGGGTGGTCAATAGTCATAGTAAAACTATTCATTATTGAATCAATACCCATTACTTTTATACCAGAAGCATCTGATAATACAGAAGTTGTAGTATTAGCGTATACATTATTACCACAAGCGGTAACGCTTTCATTTAGGTCAGGTGTTTTTCCTGATTGTAAAGTAGCAGTAAATTTATATCTACCACCCTCTGTACCTGAATCTGCTGATATTGCAAAGTTAGTTACAACCATGCCAGGAAATTCTAAACTTCTTCCATTTGTATGGTCTGCTGCTCTAATAACAACAGTCAATGAAGAAGCATTGTTTGCTACTGCTGCACCATACAAAAACTCTGCGCCTAAATGTCCAGCCGCAATACTTTGATTTGTGTTGTCTGCTTCTGCTGCGTTACATATATTTGCTAATAATAATCTATGTCCCACATCATCGTGTAATGTACCTGATAAACTTAATTCCACTACTCTTAAGTTATTGTCTTGAAAAAAGTCTTCGTCCTTAAGAGTTTGTCCTACACCACTTCTAACGTCTAATGCTTGTACAACATTAAGTGATGGATAACTAACTGAATCAACGTCTAATTGGTGCATATTTGATGCGTGTATACCAGATGCACCACTACTTGTTGCATCAGATATAATCCAACATTGAAACTCTTTAGGAGAAAACGCTGCTGCTGAAACTGCCATTATTTACTCTCCTTCTTACTTTTAGTTATTGGTGTTGCAGTTGTTTGTAACTTTTCAACTAATGGTTGTACCGCTTCACCTATTTGTTTTACTTCAATTTGTTCACCATTTTGTAATTTATCCCAAGCGTCTTTATCTACACCACAGGACTTCCAACAACGAGGCAAACGTGTATTTTTGTCTTTTAGTTTTATTTTCATAAAACCTCCTATCCTATATTACCTAAATGTTGCCCTTTCCATTCCATCTGGACAACATATTCGTTTTCGTCTTCCAAGGCATTTAGTTCTGTTGATTCAATCCGACAATTGAAACAATTACTACTATCTGTTAATACCATTGCTGTGTTATCGTGTATTAACGCCTCAATTCTTGAAGTTATTCTTAAAACTTGGTCTAATGCAGTTCTGTTTACATTAGGCTCTGAAAAGAAAAAAAGTAATTCACATGTATATTCTCTTAACTCTGAAGTAGTATTATACTCTATTAGTTCACTACCAACAGGATTAATTTTTAAATATTGTGTGCCTACATCTTTAGTTTCATGACCTACATAAACAGGTAATGTACCCTTAAATTCTGCTCTAAAATTATTCCTTAATTTATCAATAATATTCTTATAGTTGTTAGTAAAATTTATTGCCATTAATAATACCTAACATGCTTTTTGGTTCTTGTCATTTTAGTAGAACGTGCTGATGATACATCAGTTTCTTCATATCTACCAAAAACTTCTATTTCCCATTCGTCATTTTGTAAAGCATTACTATCACCTGCAAATCTTATCTCTAAACCACCTGCAAGAGGTTGATAGTCACCTGCTATAACTTGATTATCAACAACTGTTCTATCTTTTAATTTGTCTGCGCTTTTAGTAAGAACACTATATTTTGCAGTACCTATTGCGCCTGCTTCAGTAATTATAACTTTTATTAAATCATAAGAGCCTGTCCATTCACCTCTTGTATCTACAGGTCTTATTGCACCTGCAGTATCATAGGTTACATCTCTTATTACACCTTTTGATGAATCTCTTGTAGTTTGATAACTTAAAGCAGATTTACCATCGTTAATATTTTGGATGTGCATCATAGCCTCTTCCATAAGAACATTACCAAGTTCACTATTAGGCTCATGTGATTTTATCATAAAACTTGCGGCAATCAAAGCAGATGTTCTAACTAATATATAATCGTAAGAACCGCTTTTATCTTTATAGGATTCTCTTGGTAAATTTGGGTCTAACATACTATCTAAATAAGCGCTTGCATCTGTTCTAAATTGGGTAACAACAGTTGTAAAGTCTTCACCCGCTTCTATTAATATATCATTAGGGTCAAGAGTGGCGCCACCCGCAGTAGTTAAAAATATTTGTACAGAATCTGTAGTTGATGAATAATTAAATTCATATAAAGCATTAGGACTATCTGTTACAGCAGTTCCCTCTACACCATCAAAATATAATTGGGTAATTAGTCCTGTATTATTTGATTGATACTGATTAGTTGTATCTGTAGTTGTCCATCCATATATAGGTTTTTTACCATCAAAACTATCAAGTTGTGGAAATACTCTTTTTAATTGTTTATGTGTACAATATATTGCCATTATTTACCTCTCATCTTTCTTCTCACAGACTTTGAATATCTTGCTCTGGTTTTACCTGCTTTTGTAGCACGTCTTTTTTTTCTGTTTTCATAGGCTTTTTGAGATGGTGTTAAACTATCTCTTACAGATTTAGGCAAGTATCTACCACGTTTAGATTTAGGTTTCTTTTTATCACCTTTAGAGACATAGCCCCATTTTTGAGATGTCCATTTTTTAAGAGACTTTTGTGATTTTTTCAAAGCCATTATTTATATCCTCCACCTCTTGCTTTATACATTCTTGCTAACATCTGCGCTTTACGAGCAGACCAGACACCTCTTGGTCCACCTTTACTACCCGCTTTTATTCTTTGGAATAATCTTTTACGCATAGTAGGTTTTGTATAATTACCTGCTTTATTAACTGTACTTTTTCTTCTTTTTTTTCTTCTTGCCATAATCTTACCACATTTTGCAAGACCAATATCTTGCTGTTGTTCTATCTTTAGCAGTAGCACATCTGTGCCTTGCTCTGAATGATTTTCTTCTGCCTGGTTGTGATTTTTTAATCTTCATGTTAGGGTCTCCGAAAGCAACTCTTTTTACTTTGCTTCCTGACTTTACAAAAACTTCAAACTTTTTTCTACCATAGCCAGGTCTACCTTTTGTTATCCTTCTTGGCTTTCCAAGTCTAACTGACCTTCCTTTGTATTTAGCCATTTCACTTCTTCTTTCTGCGTTTCATTTTTTTAGTTTTTTTCTTTTTTTTCATATTATGATACGGCATACTTCCTCCTTTAAGCCTTATTTAAAGTGTTACTTTAAGTGGTTGTTAATTAAATCCAACTATTTCAACTGTTGGGTTTATTTTTGAATTTATAGACCTTGCGCTAATTTCATTTATACAATTTTGCGTGTTACTACCAAAATGGTTTCCTCCACTATGGGCTGAATCATGTCTTAATGATACTGCAAACTCCGCGTTTTTTGGTCCTGATATATTAATAGCGCCTGTCTCATAATTTATTACACCAGCAGATTCGCCTCCTCTTATATTGCCATGTCCATCATCAAAAGAAAACGCTGCTACATTAGGTATAGTAACCATGCCTGCTTTATCAAAAACTGTATCTTCTGGTAATTTAGAAGCAACTGCTGTCTCAATATTTGCAACTGCTGGTATTCTACCTGCACCCCAAATATCTGTGTCACTACCACTTGAATCTCCTAAAGATACTGCTGAAGCGTTTGTTCTATTTCCAGAAGTAAATCTTAAATCTCCACCTACTATTGAACAAGTAACTCTTTTTTCAAATAAATTAGAACCTGATGTAGAAAATTGTGTAGCAAAAATAGCATTTAATTTTGGTATTAAACCATTTGTTCCTCCAAATTTTGTGTTAGAAGAATCAATAGTTACATCTAAATCAAAAGCACTACCACCATCAACAGCAATTGTAAACTGATATGTTGTTCCTGCTGTTAGACCTGTATCTGTAGATGCTGTAATACCAGATAGTCCTAACTCTTGATAGCCTTTACCATAGTATTTAATTGCAACAGAACCAGGCACTATACCAAAACATGCTTCTGTAGCATTTCTTCCATATCCAAACAAATTAGTAGAAACATATCTGCCATTACTATCAGTTTGTGCTAATGTATATTTACCTTGTTTATTTGTTTTGTTAAAAAATGGTAAATACACTTTTGCGCCACTAACAGCACCATTAGTGCTATTAGTTTGACTGTCTTTGTCTGCTGCAGATGTACCGTATAATGCTCTATCTACTTTCATGACAGTTGCATTAGTTATCTCTGTCACTCTTAAAATTTCTATTCTTGTAGCAGTTGTATTATTTATACCTACCTGTATACAATCACCTACTCTAAAAAAGTCAGTATCAGATACGGTTACTTGTGTATCGCTGTCTTCTAAATTAGCGCCCAATGTAGCGCCTGTATCAACAAATAAATTGCCACTATTTACTGCAGAACCTAATTGATTATCAACTTCACCTGCATTAGCAGCAGAATTATCAGAATCATAGCCAACAGCCCTTATTCCTGGCAAGAAAATGTATTCTCCACCTCTTATTAGGTATGAGACAAATCTTGACGCGCTTCGTGTATCTAAAGTAGCACTTGTAGAGCCTTCGTAACTTTCTAATTTTAACTGTATTTCAAGTGGTGCTTCTGATACATTTCTTATTACCATCGCTTTAACATCATCATAACCATATGTTCCTGATGTTTTAGAGCCTGTCCACAACGTCATAAATGTATCTATGTTATCTACCGCTTTTCTTACCGTAAATACCTCATTATAAGGCTCTGTGTTAAAAAAATTAAAAGATTCTAAAGGTGTTTCTATATTTAAATCTTGTTTTAAAATTGCCATTTTATCTCCTTAAACTATATGATATCCAACACACACTTTAGCATGTATTAGGACATCTGCATCTGATTCTATTGTTGCTATTAATACTCTTCCTTCTGATATTGTTTTAGATATTACAGTACCATCCATGTAACTTAATTTTGACGCGCTACCTGTAACTGTTGCGCTTGCAAAAGCAACTGCGCCTCCTGATAAATCACCACTTCCAGCACCATTTGATTTATCTAAAAGATAATCATATAAATGAAAATTCATTGCTGGAGTACCTGATTCTGAACCTGCAAAACAATGAACAGTATCTATTTGTATTGTGTTTGGTAAATACATATAATAATGAATTGCGTCTGTGTCTTCTGTTAATCCTGATATATCTAAACTTGTCGCAGGGTCACTACCATTACCAAAATCTAATTCATCAGTTGCCCCACCTAAATATGTTCCCCCAAAAGGTATTGCCATATGATAACCAGCGCCTGTTGGGTCAATGTTGCTACCACTAAAATATGCAAAAGATGTATTTGTATTAGTCCCATTTACCAATACTTTTTGGTCTTCTGTATTGACCTGTAAAACTAAATTATCGGTATTATCTCTAACTGCAAAAGCGGTTTGAGTGCTACTTATTTCTTTAACCTCAACTTTTTCGTTAGATAATTTTAAAGGCGTTTCAGTTCCGTTTCCATCAGCAACAGTTTCTAAAGTACCATCAACACCATTAGTATCATCATTAACTTTTAAAATACTTTTGTAAATTGTAGATAATGTTTTGTTTAATATTGAATCTGCCATTTATTCTCCTAAATCCTTAATCATACGTTCCTGATATAGTCCAAGTAAAATAAATTCTACTTGAACCTGTTGTTGCCTGTTTTTCCATAGTTGCTAACAATACATAGTTTTCTTCAATTTCATTACCTGAACTTAAGTCTGTATTTGATGTAACAATAGAAGATGTGTTAGGCATTGTAATATCCACAGAATTTATTGCATATATTCTTAAATCAGCAGGATTAATTTTCCATAGTTTAATTGTTATATCATCTGCATAAGAAACTGCTCTCACAACTATGCTTGACTTTGTTATTTTTGCAGCAGCAGGTGCAATCCATATTCCACCATATACATCAGAATAATTTACACTCATTGCCCCACCTAATGCAGTAGTAATTGAAACTGTATTTCCCCAAGTTTCATCACCTTCCCAACTTTGTGTATATCGACTTGTATTGTTTGCAGTAAAATAACCACCTGTTGAACGAGTCCAATGAATACTTGGTGTATGCTGTGTTACACTACTTGCTGATATTCTTGCATCATCAAATGTTCCTGATGTTATTTTAGATGTAGGTAAGTCGGCAACATAAGCATTTGCAATAGCAGTTCCATTCCATACTCCTGTATCTATTGTTCCAACAGTAGTAATACCTAAACCATCTATATCTGATTTAGTTTGGTCTGCAGTAGCACTTGCTTCTATACCATCTAATTTACTTCCATCTGTCGCTAAATCCCTACCATCTACTGTTCCAGATACTGAAATATCTCCTGTAAATACTGCATCTCCATCATTTTCTATTCTAAATAATTCAGTAGCAGTAGAATCTGTTCCTGCTTTTAATACTTCAAATTGTCCTGTATCATTACCATTACCATCTACTATTAAAGCAACATTTGTTACACTACTTACAATAGTTTGATTTTCAGGACTTCCATCATCATTATCAAATTCTATAAAGTTATTAGCACCTGTTGTATCACTTTGTATTTTATTATCTGCATTTAATGTAATGTTGCCACCAAAAATAGTCCCTGCACTAAATGTTTTTGTTCCACTAAAAGTTTGACTTCCTGTTAAATGAGCAGTATCACTATCTAAATATGCACTTGCTATTGCTGTTCCATTCCAAGTACCTGATGATATTGTTCCTACACTTGTAAGTGATGAAGCAGTAACTCCACTACCTAATGTAGTAGCACTTAATACTGAACTTGAATTTATTTTATACTCATGACCTGAAGGTATATTAAGATGTCCAAAACCTGTTGCATTTCTATCAAAGTCTTGTTTAAATGCTAATTGATTAGTTTCTACACTTGTATAAGAAGATAATAATCCTATATTTTTAATATTAATTTCTTTACTTGTATCTGCATATTCAGGGAAAGTTACTGTAACTCTTATATGTGTTTCTGTATTATGTAAACTTGTCGAATGGTACATTGCTAAACCAAAATCAGTCCATATTCCTGTTGTATGCCAATCAGTAGTAATTCCTGCATTTGTAGTCCAATCATTATTAGAATCATCACTTGCATCAAAACTACCATCTAATCTTTCAATAGTAGCAGTAGGTGTTAAACTTCCACCTCCTGAAGCACTTGATGAAAAAGTACCAATACTACTCCAAGTATTTTCTATATAAAATGTTTGTTCATGAGCCCAACTACTTGCTCTTTCTATTACAAATCTAAATTTTCTTTTTGTATTAGAAACTGCATAAACAGTAGACCTTCTACCATCAAGCATATTTTTTAAATTACTAACATTACTCATATCATCTACATAAGCACTTGCAGAATAATCATAATACTCCCAAGTCAATGGTGTTTGAAATCTTATTAAATCTGTTTGAGTCCCACTAATAAATATAGGTAAAAACATATCACCTGTTGGACTAAAATAACCATGAGCATTTTCAAATTCAAATCCACGAACAGGCATATTCATTCTACCATTATCACCTATTTTTAAAGCATAAGTAGATTGTGTGCTTTCGCCTATTGTAAGAGTTTGAGCAGATGTATCAATAGATACTATATCATTATTGCTATTATCTCTCCATTTAAAATCTATGCCTGTATCACCTGTTTTGTGATAAAATACATCACCACTTAATCCTACCTCTACTTTATCAGTAAGACTATCGTCTGTAAATTTAACTTGTGGAAATGCAGTATTAAATGTTTTTGAGCCTGTAAATGTTTGGTTTGTAGTTAGATGAGCAGTATCTGAATCCATATTAGCAGAAGGTAAAACTCCTGTAACTTCAGCAGTTAAATCTACACCACCATCTTTAATTGTTACTGCACCACTTGAAACATCAAAGTTATTACTACTAAAACTTGCAACACCTTTTGCAGATGTAGAAGCATCTGTTCCTGATATATTTATGATAGGACCTGAAGTCATACTTGTTGTAACACCATTGCTACCATTAGTAACAAAATCTGCATTTCCAGAGGAAATAGTTTGTGCAGAAAAATCGTCAGCAGATGTAAAAGAAACTTGCGTTATATCACCACCTGCATCACCTATATCGGAAAGTACCTCTGCCCCTGTTCTTGTTTTAACTTCTCCGCCATCTACAACTAAAAATTGGTCAGTATTATGTTGAGAGGCAGGTACTTGTACATGTAATTTTCCATCAATCCTAACAGATTCTGTTCCAATAGACAGAGCAGAGTTATTCTCTTTCTCATCCTTAACAGGTTGAGGTATTTTATTTAATTTTTGCTCTGTTTTTATATTGGACATTATTTATCTGCTCGTAATCCTCTTATAAACCCTCTTATAGCACCACCAACAAAATTGTCAATTAAATCTATAAACCAAGGTTCTATTGTGCTGTTCCATACATTCTTTGTGAATTTCCATTGGGCTAAACCTAAAGTCATCATTCTGCCTCCTAAAAAACAAAACCCTTCAACCCACATACAAATTTCTTTATTTGGTACTTTTTTAAGAATATAAAGAACAATTCCTCCACCTGTACCACCCATTAATAATCCTGCGTTATTTGATATAAAATCTAACATACTTTCTCCTTTATTTTATATTGGCATTCAGAGCATCTCACAAATTCTTTTCGTGGATGCGCTAATGCTTCAACATTTTTAAGTCTATTTTTTATTTCGGTAATATCTTTATTGTTTTGATTTGGATTGAAGACGTAGTCTAATACTTCATCTAATCTGAAATGTTTAGCGATTGCTTTCAATAATAATTTTTGCACCATCACCTACCGTTCCCGTCTATCAACTCACCCCACAAAGAAGTTCTACCATTTATTATCTGTATAATGTGGACTGTAAATAATCCACCTCTATAAAAATCTACTATCGCAAAAGCGTGCGCCCAATTTATACTTCTTCCGTTGAGCCAGCCATTTGCTTCATCACTCATATCTTTCAAACATCCGATACTCCATGCAGACTTTGGTCCGTCCAAATGGGTAGCAGACATTTGTTGTATATCGTGCCAATGACCATACATTATATTCGCGCCAAGTTTGCGCAAATGATTGCTCGTATGGTATTGACCACCATATTCGTGTCCATGATATAGATATAATTTACCCAATTTTAACTTTTTTCCAAAGGGAATATACTTATATCCTCTACCTTTTAAGTCTACTGCATTTACGAACTTATACTGCGGTATGTACGGATATTTCTCTACTGCCATATTACACCAATTATCATGATTACCTTCAGTAAGATATTTTTCTATACAATTTACCTTATCTAAAGATTCATCAATTTGGTCCATGCCAGA